ATGGGTTTAGAAATACCTGTTGGAAGTGATTTTATGAGCAATTGTGCGTTAACAATTGCATATGACGGCCCAGCTCTACAAAATGGGACGATGGATGTAAAAGAATTAGCCCCTGCCCTCCTTGCTTTTGGCAACTTATTAGAAGAAGCTAATAAGGAACTGAACGGCCCGGATTCTAAAATGCAGGTTTTTGTCAAATCTGATTTTAAAGCAGGGTCTTTTCATGTTGATTTTGAAATTGTAAGAACACTGGGCCAACAGATTAGCTTTTTGTTAAATAAAGCTGGCAGCATTCCAATTGAAGAAATTCTAAATTACATCGGCCTTGTTGTAGGTATAACTGGAATCAACGGAGTTACACTATTTGGACTTTTTAAAGCAATTAAGGGAAGAAAGATTAAAAAAGGAATCATTATTCAAGATGGGAATGTCCAGCTTGAATTTGAGGATAAATCAGAGCCAGTAATAGTTAATAAGAACGTTTATAATCTTTTTATTAATCTAAATATCCAGGAATCAATCCAACATATTGTTAAGCCTCTCGAAAAAGAGGGAATAGATAGATTCTTTACTGAGAAAAACGGTAAAATTCAGAAGGAGATAACAAAGGACGAAGTTATATATTATCATACTCCGCAGATTTCTAAGGAAAATTTGCAAGAAGAGAAACTGATAGAAAACACCTCCAGAGCAGCATTCAAAATCGTTACTGCTTCATTTGAGGAAGGGTATAAGTGGAGACTATCAAATGGTCAAGATAAAATTACCGCAACCTTGAAGGACCAAACGTTTATTGACCAAATAGATAGTAATGAAGTTTCTCTTTCTAAAGAAGATATCCTAATAGTTGAGATGAAAACAATTCAATGGCAGGCCTTAGATGGTACTATTAAGATAGAAAATGAAATAATAAAAGTTCTGGAACACAGGAAGAAGGCTACTCAGTTAGTCATTCCATTTTACGAAGACAAATAATAACCGGTCATAAAACGCAAAAAAGCCCGAGGATCTCTCCCCGGGCTTCGCTGTTTGAATCATGTTTACGCCGCTTTTGGCGGTTCATCTTGTTTTTGGGTTTTTTCGGCATTCAGGTATTCTTTGAATTTTTCTAACAAGGCATCAACATCAATTTGTTGCAATGCAGCAGCATCAACCTTGCCCTCGGTGAAGATGTAAACAATTGCGGGGACTAAAATAAGAGCCGCCCCCGATATTAGAGATGCAACGCTCTCCTCTACTCCAAATATGAGAAGTATTCCGGTTATGATTGAAATCATTGCGCTCCAAAACTTCCGGCTAGTAAGTTTTTCCTTCATCGGATATATCCCCCTTCGATAATTTTTTCTTGGTAATTCCTGATAACATCCAAAGTTCGCCGGTGGTAAAAGCAAACCAAGCAGCAATCAATGCCGTTGGTTCGCTGCCTACCCGCAAAAACACATACAAAACGCCGATAGCGAATCCGGTATTGAGCAGCACAACCAGAGTTACTATCAGCTTCGAGAACCTGTTCTTTTTCATGGTCTATTTCCCTTGACAGATGTCCAGCACTTTTCTACAGGTGTCATACCGGTCCGTTCCGGAGATCAACACCGCTTTGTCACAAGGTTTCTTTGAACCGCCTACAACATAAATGTTTTCAGCAGCATTCAAAGTATCCTCGCTAACTGAATCAATGAAGTCAACCGGTGCATGCAGATGGTCAGCCAGATATCCGGCTGCTCTATGGTCTGGACCTCTGTCACAAAGAACTAGATTTTTCATCTTTCTTTTTACCTCACTTTCAACCGGTAGGCTTTCTACCGCGCCAACCGCGTTTTTAATCCCCAGGAACACGGATGGGTCTATGTCATTTTTATTGGGCCAGGGAGCACTTCTCACTTCGAAATGCAAATGAGGGCCAGTACTGGCTCCTGTGCTCCCCATTACTCCGAGCTTTGTTCCTTCAACTACCGACTGACCCTTAATTACTGCAATACTGGATAGATGAGCATGGATTATATCGTGTTTACCGTCATTGGTCCTTAAGATAACATAATTTCCCCAGCCGGATGGATCTGCACCTTTACCGGGAGCATACCTGGACTCTATGATCATACCAGGTACCGCTGCATAAATTGAATACTCGCTCGCAGCAAGATCAATTCCAGTATGATAACCCTTGCCGTATCTACTGTTCTTTACACCGTACGGATAGGTTATTCTAGCAGATTTGAGTGGCATCATGGCTGTTCACCTCCTTATAATCCGCCTTCTTTCTTTTGCACATGTTCCCCGGTCCGTAAGACTGGGATCCTCATTCTCTGTCCGGGACAGCTTAGCGTCAATGCCGCACCTGACAAGAGCATTTTTTAGGTAATTTGAAAGTTTCCACATCCCGGCATATTCATAATAACCGGTAGGACCTTTATTAACGTTACCCGGTGCATGTCCGGGGTCAATAGTTACCTTCTTCACTTCTTATCATTCCTCCATTCCTCGTTCTATCCTATCAATCCTTTTATGAGCCTGCTTGCTGCTTTCCTCTACCCTAGTCACTCTCTCCACAATGGCATCCATGCGTTGCCCCTGGGACCGTTGCTCAAGCCTGATGTCATCAACTCCGCGCTTTAAATACTCCATATCCGTCCTGATCGTTGCGTCTATTTCGGCGTCTGTCTTTATTCCTTTTTTGATCTCCCTAGCCCTGGCTGTCCAGCCCAAGGCTATCCCTGACAATGCCGCCAGGACGCTTATCAAGGCTGTTATGACTGACACGTTTTCCACCGGCTCTCTCTCCTCTCTTATAAATATGTAGGCCCGGACCAGCCGGGCAATAAAAAATACACCTTCCGGTGTTTAAGTGTTCTGTCACTAAATGAGTCTATTGTGGCATTATCTCGGTTTTTTGTTCAGCGGTTATCCAGCCCTTCTGTACTGCTGAATCCAGCCCAGCTTCATCGATTTTTTGGGCTAAATAAAGAGCTTTAATTCGGCTATATAAAATTTCTGCCGGTGTCATTCAGTGTCACCCCCAAGCCCAAGCGTAGACTCAAGGAGCAAGTCAATGGTCTGTTCGTATGCTTGCTTTTCTGCTCCGTATCTAGCTTCAAACTCATTATTGATTAGAAAATCAAGCCTTTTGGTCTGTTGATTGTGTATTTTTTCTTCTTCTTCCTGTAACATCTTGTAAACTTCTGCTGTAATATTAAGCTGAGCATCCCCCTGTAATAAGTGTTCCCCACACAAGTCATCTCTTATAGGGATAAATGCAGGTGTAGCGACAACAGGTAAAACGTCGCTATATCGCAAATAGTTTCCGCTCATATCCGTCCCTATAATAGTGTTCATGTCAAACTCTTTTTCGATATAACATCCTAACTCCTGCTTAATCCTAGCAAAAGTATTCCGTTCGGCTTCGCTGTAACTGTTATATACTAACATTAATCTCATAAACAACCTCCTACATTTGCACCTCTGTAATAGTACCTACTCCACCAGACTGCCCGGGGTTTCCGTTTGTAGCTTGGTAGTGCCCTCCTGCTTTAGCGCCGCCCGCTCCCCCGCTCCCTCCGTTCGCTTGAATCGTTCCGTTATTAGTGAAAGATCCTTTATGCATCAAAATAATAACACCGCCGCCAGAGCCTCCGCCGCCTGAACCGCCATGTCCAACCGCATTTTCATCACCTGCATAATAATAGACAGCAGCGTTACCGCCTGCACCTCCGTTGCCTCCATTTGCTTTAATATAACCTCCCGAGGAAACGGTTAAATTTCCTTTTACAATTAACGCAATAAAGCCTCCGCCGTATTCTCCTGAACCGCCATTACTAGCAGTTGCAGTCGCGTTTTGGCTCAAAGTCACACAAGAAGCATGTCCTCCGCCACCGCCGCCTGCAACTAAACGATTGCCGCCATAGCCGCCATACGCTGTTGCAGTATTACTATAATTATCGCTAGAGCTTGCTTGCGCAGACCCTCCCCCTCCCGCTCCATTAGTTCCAGTAGAGGGCTGAGTAACTTGCGTATTGTACCCGTTAGTGCTAATATGCACACCACGGTTTGCTCCATTACTGATAACGGTAAAATCAGGTGTAGTAATAGAACCGCCGTTCCCGTAAGAAATAGAAGCACAACCTCCGCCTTGCCCGCCTGCGCCAAAACTGCCGGCGCATAAGCGTTTAAACCCTGCCGTAGGAGCTGACGGAGAGCCTGCTGTAGGAGCTTGACCTCCATTGCCCCCAACTCCACCAAACAACAACGATGTGGGGAATTGCATTACAGAGCCTTTCAACCCAGTACCCGCCAAAAATGGAGCTAGAACAGGGACTGGTATATTTGTAGTACTTAAACCGCCTTTTTTAGACATATCTAATGTGCCTTGAATAGTACAGTCGCCTTGTACTAAGAAAATAAGCCCTCGACACGCGTTATTAACGGTAACTGTATGCCCTGTATTTATTTTTACGCTCTTGAATTGCTTGACACAGTAGCCCGTATCCGCTGTTACACTGTAAGTAACATTTCCAGTCGTATCCAAATCTCCGTCAGAGCCATCCCCGAAAAAATCGTCTAGTCCGCCCCCTCTAGGGCGCAAGGTAAAAAAAGTTGTGTTGTCTACCACCTCCACAAAGCCCTTCGAGAGTTCTGTCAGAGCGTTGCCTTCAATGTCTTTGAGCGGTAAGCTAGTATCGCCCGCATCAAGGGAAATTGTTATTGCTCCGCCTGTCAAGTCAGCATCAAGATAGATGTAAAGACGCTTGGTATCTGACTGTCTTGTTATCTGAATCTGAGTTCCTACAATCGTTGGCGTTTGGTACGCATAATCAGCCAAATGCGACGCAAGATCGCCGGCCGACGCCGCCCCTATGTCGGCCGGTGTCAAAGCATCTGCCCCGCCGGTTGAGTGGCGGGATTTGTGGGATGCAAAATCACTCTTTTTGACTACTGCTGCATCCAATATGTCCAAATTTTCATTGTATGCCGCCCGGCTTACTGTTTCGTTGCCGAGAGGCTTTTTTAACCCCAAGCTCGTTGTTACATCAGGCATTTAACCACCCTCCCAATTCAAACTCATCCCAGGTCAATTCCTTGGCGTCCAAGGTATCCCAGGTTAAGGCCGCCAAGTCCAGTTCACTCCAGATTAAATATTTCAAAACATATTCTACTGCCAGATGAGCGGGTTTTATTTCCTCAATAGCGGCTTGCAGATCATCATAATTTGGCGGTATCCCATGCTTATCGACAAATGTAACCGTAAATCTATATTCCTCCGGATGTTCCGTAACCTCAACCTGCCCATTGGTAAAACTTTCCGCAACATTCTTAATCATTTTTACCGTTGTAGTCCCGGCTCCGCGCAATTTGCTCATTATGCAGGTCCGCCTGTACTCATAAGGCTTTGAGACATCCGTTTCCAACCCTAAGATGTTTTCCCAAAGCGCAAGCCCCCAGGTTGCCGTGGCTACGTTCAATTGCAAGATCAGATCTCCTTTTGCCGCCAGCATTGCATCCGCCCAATGCTCAAATGCTTCCTGCAATTTAACCACCTGGGGACTTTGGGCATAATAATCCGGCAGTAACTCAAGCAGCTTCATCAACCGCTCACCTCCACAGTACCCAAGACAGGGACTTCGTTTTCCCCGATTGTTACATTTGCCGTCCCGCCATTGATAGTTAAAGACGTATAGTCAGTTACTCCCGGGATATCGAGCAGCATATAGGCTATACGGTTATACACTACCGTATATTTTTCAAAAGCAATGCTTTGCAGATAAGCATCCAAAGCGTTTTCAAAAGCTGTCTGCACTGTCTCCAAGGTTGTTGTGCTGTCAATTATAACGGTTGCTGAAACGTTAACGGCCAATCCTTCTGCACTCATGACTGTTACCGTTGCCCCTATCGGCCGGTTTTCTTCGATATATGCCGCGCAATTAGTTACAACCGTATTATCTACCGGCCCTTTATCATTTCCGACAATCAGCACCTTTACTGTTCCGGGACCGTTCCATAAAGGTATGACTTTCGCCGCGCCGACGCCGTTCACCGCAAGCGCCCATTGCTCATAATGATTTGCATTGCCTGATGTCGCCGGATTTTGCAGGAACGCATACAGCCTGGCCACCAAAGCCGCATCAGTTTCCGGATCGGTTCCACCGGTTGCCGCTTCGTTTGTCACGGAAGATAGCCCGCTGATACTCACCAGTTGCTGGGTAATCGTTCCCGCAGCTACATTGTATTTTTCCCCAACCTCCACAGCGTTTGCAGTAACACCGGCTGCGCCGCCGGCAATGGTAACTGCCTCGCTTGTTTCAAACTCAAGCCCATCGGCAGTTAAAAACACCTTGCCCGCAGGTATAACTGTCCCGTCGGTCCCGGCAAAATGCAATACAGCCGTTGCCTTAGTTCCTGCTTTGCGGGTTATGCCGTACTCTGCGCATCGTTTGTCAATATACCCGCCGCTTGTTTCATCAACAAAAGCAATAGGGATAACGGCATCAAGTGATTGGTACAATTTCCATATCTCATAAGCTACCGTGCTGATCATGTCGTTTATGAAGCTTCCTTCCCGGACATCGATGTCCGTTGATAGACGGCCCAGGATATCGCTTTTAACGCTTTCTACTGTCAAATCTTCATACACTTATCTCCGCCTCCCCGTAAACAGTTTCTATTTTGCAGCTAAAACTTAACGCGCCGTCTGCATAAGAAACTTCAATATTTGAAACCCCTGTAATGTAAGGGTTAATCAGCAGGCATTCTCTGATGTATCGCGCCGCTTCCGCCTGCCGGAGCTCCAAAGAAAACGGCTGTCCGATAAGTTCTTCACTTTCACAGCCATAATCCCAGGTGTATATTTCATGCCGGAACCGCGGGGTGCACAACGCCTTCCAAGCCCAAACCAAAACGGCTTCCTTGCCGGTTACGATCACAGGAGAGCCGTTTTTAAAAACTGGAATATTGTTTTCAAAGTCCCATTTTACTTCTTTATAAAGTTTTAATTCAGTATTGGGTGATAATATCTGCGGCTGAATTATTGGAAAAATCGTTGTAGTCATACATTTACCACCTTACAAAGAACATAAAACAACTGTCCGTCATTGGTTAGCAAAAGAACATTATCGCCAACAGAAAGGTCCGGGATTAACTCTGCCGATGTTGTTATATTACCATCAGATATCGAAATGTTGTTTATCGCCCCTTGGGCGCAGTCTACTGTTGCCGTTAAAATACCTAGTATTTCAGTCATTGATACGGAGGCCGCATGTTTTAGCATATTGGTATTAACCATCAGTTCGTTTCCGGTAATGTCTATGCCGGCTGTTCTTATGGTTAATGGCGATGTTTTAACCACTTCTCCCCGGTGCATTGTTGCTTGATATTTGGTTATCCGATTACTTTCCTGTTTTAGTAATCCTACAAACCTTGAATAAGGATTATCTTCCATTATCAGCCACCCGCCTTATAAATATATGACCAGGTATCGCTGCTGCCTGCTGTTTTGGAGCCGTTTGCGTTAGCCAACGACCCGGCTTCCTGTTCATCCATAATGCTCTTAAAGTTAATTACCAGCTTGTTTAAATACAGACTGTTTTTCCATGTGTGGGTATCGCTGTCAATATAAAAAAGCCCGTATAATCCCGTATACGGCTCCCTGACAACTACCATTCCGCCTGTGACATTGGCTACGTTGCCAAGGTTTTCGACGGTAATTTTCTGGCTTATGCTGTTGTCTTCCAACATTTTCTTGGCTTTAGCTGTTGCGTCTTCGCCATCGGCCTGTTTAATATAGTTTTGCAGCAGTCCATAAAGTTTAATCAGTTCCTGATTTTTCTGCATACCAATCAACGCATCGTTATTATTGTGGATTGCCACCTGATTAACCATATTCTCAATGCTTTCCGTTACAGACGCCGACATTAAATTGCTTCCGCCTTGCAGGATTAATGTCTGGTCATTGATTTTTTTCTCTATTACGCAAAGTTTTGCCCCATTAAAACGCGCAAAATACTTTTTGCCGGTAGCAACCGCTGCCAAGGTATAAGCTGTCTGGATGATTTTATAAAGCGATACGCCAACAAAATTACGGGATATTTTGACCCCTGTCTCCGCAATATCACCGGCAGCAATGCCAAAATCGCTGCAAATCCTTCTTGTTATTGCTTCCGGCGTCATGTTGGTAAACTTGTAAACAGCCTCATTGCGTTTAAGATAAATTCCGCGGTCAAAGCAGGTGATATTTATTCTGCTGCTGCCGGTAGCTTTTTGCCGGGCGAAAATGTATCCGTCAAATAAGGTTGTGTTATCCTGCATAAAGATTACGTTACTGCCCAGTTCACAGGCCGCAACCGGGATATTATTATCTGTAGGCGATGACAGCATTTCAAATTGCAGGGTCCTGGCGCACTGCTGGTAATCACCAGACCAAGTAATTGCGGGGATAAGCTGGGTTATATCAGCTGTTGTACCAGAACTGGTTGTAACAAGCAATTTTAAAGCCACGTCATACACCCCTCCCTCCTCCGTTTACAGCAGATTCTTACTTGGCAGCTTCAACGTATTGCCTGCATAGATCAAATTCGGGTTTTTAACACCGTTATATTTTGCCAGCTTAGGATATAAAGATGAATCTCCGTAAAATTTCCGGCAGATTGCCGAAAGTGTATCCCCTGATTTGATTGTATACGTCTGGGGAGCTGGCGTTGTTGTTACTGTAGCAATACGCATATTATTCTCGGTACTGGTTTTCTGGACAATTGCCAACTCTCTATACTCCCTCAGGGAAAGAGTTGCATAGACATCCCCTGTCCCGTCCCTTTCGCCATACACAATATCTTCTATAATTACAGGTATGTTTACTGATGTGCCTGACACAATAAAGCGCAGCACCATCCGGCTATCACTCCATCCCCTGAATTTTTCAACGTAACTATAAGGTTCAGTGCCTCCGGATGCATTCAAGAAAGAATAGCTCTGGGCCGGAAGAAGGCAATCAATTTTTATGGCCGCCAGTGTTCCGTAACCGGCTATGTTGACATCTCCAAGAGTATGGATGTTGATAGTCTCTATTTTTATGCCGTGCGAAACTTCAAAGCCTGCAGGAGTTACTGGCAGAACCAACTCAGTATTTTTTTCTGTGTCCCTGAATATAAATTTACGCAAGTTGTCCGCCTCCTTCTAATTGGCAAGCATATACGCTTGAGAAAATTGGTAAACAATCGCACGTGCAATTTTATCTATGTCAGCTTCTTCTCTTACTACAAAACTATTTCCTGTTATCGTCACATTTGGAGAGCTTTCTGTCCGCGCTTCCGATGCAGTTAATACCCGTTCCCCTTCATGCAGCAGAGCAGGGAAGTTATCGTACGGAACTCGATTTATGCCATAAGCATAACCCGGTCGGTAATACCCATAAACTTCCCCGTTGTATTCGTAAGGGTAGATCGCTTCACTGTTTTCCCTTATCGCTGCCGCAAGACCGGTGGAAAACTGTTTGCCCATTTTGTAGCCTGTATCCCAATAGCTCTGGTTAAGGGCTGTATCATTGCGGATATCGGCGGCAAGATCCAGATCCGCTTTCAACTGCAGCTGGTACCCCTCGCTGGCCTTGTATTCATTCTTCCCCTTTACTTCCGCTTCTGCCAGCAACCTGCCCATGGTAACAGCGTCGCCAGCAGCTTTAGCTTTCCGGTATTCTTCGCTGTTCATTGCTTCTTCCTGGGCTTTCCTTATTGCCTCATCATAAGCGTTATCTAAAGAAGCCTTCCATGCCCCGATCGCCCTGTTGGCTTCTTCCATTTTGGCGCCGTTTTCCCCGCCAAGATAATCGATCTGTGCTTGGATTCCTTTTTTGCGTTCTTCGGTGTAGCCTTCCCCCATAGCAGCAGCTATATTATTTTGAGTATCCTTAAGCGTACTGAGCAGACCTTGATATGTCTGAGATTGCTTTTCCATGCTGCCAGCAAAATCTTTGCCCATATAATCGGATATAGCTTTAGCCGCTTCTTCCCCGGGCACCAAGCCCTTGGAAACCATATCCTGGACCTGGTCTTTTGTTTTTCCCGAAGCTTTTGCGAGATAGTCCCAAACAGGTATTCCGCGCTCCAGTAAGGGATTAAGATACTCCAAAGTGGTTTTGCCGGTAGTACGCATACGCCCAAGGCTAGTAGCTACAAAATTCATGTCTTCGCCGGACATCCCAAGCGCTGAGCCAGCGTCGCCTATTCTTGCCAATTCCGGTATCAGTTCATCTGCTTTATAACCATAGGCAAGCATTATTCTGCTCATGGCTGTAAGCTGGTCATATTCAAACGGCGTTTTAGCCGCAAAATCAGTAAGCTTTGACAAATAATCGTTAGCAGCCGAATTACTCTTAAGCAGCGTCGCAAAAGCCAGCTTTGTTTGTTCCCGGCTGCCGGCAATTGCCGTTCCGCTTGCCAGTGTATCTTCCTGTGCCTGTTTTACACTTTCGTATTGCTCTTTTACGGCGCTTTTGAAAGCTTCGTCCCTCTCGGTATAGAAGCTTGTTGCAGCGTTAATTGTCCCAACGATAGCACCGGCACCAGCTCCTACAGCTGTACCAATACCGGGAATCATGGATCCAATTGCAGCCCCCGCAGCCGCCGATGACAAAATGTTACTGAAATAAGTGCTTCCTGTTGAACCAAAGGCACTTTGCACCCATGCCGATGCCATATTTGATACAGTATCACCAAGCATTTTGGCCGCTCCGGCCGCCGCAAGTCCCTGGATTAATGTACCTGTACCAGTGCCTGCACGGTTTTCGGCTTTACTTATTGCGCCGGTCAGACTTTTTATTTCTTTTTCTGCTTTACGGGCATTTTCTGAAACAAGAGATAAATTTCTTCGCGCATTCTCATAATTAGCATTAGCCAGCTCAAGTTTCAGCTTATCCGCGGCATCTCCGGTTGCGGCAAATTGTTTCTCCGCATTTTTTAATTCAGACAATGCCTTTGCAGTGTCCACTTTCAGAGCAATCTTGGTTTTATTCAGCTCATTCAGCTTGGAAGTAAGGCCGTCCAGATCTTTATTGAAAGCCTGGTTGGCATTACGCATGGTAGTAATAGCCTGAGTGAAGTTATCCTTTGCGGAAATGGCAATACTGATATTCCGAGCCAAAGACCCCGCCCTCCTTCTGGTTCAAAGAAAAATCCCCGCCATTTATTTCAGCGAGGGTGTAAATTACTATATTGCCAAACGCTTGGGTAATTTAAATGAAAGCTATTAATGTTCCGATTAATGCTATAAACAGACTAATTATTATTCCCCAAAGATCTTTGTCAATTTGTCCAGTTGGTTGAGGCCAGCTATTTTTATATTCACCTGCATAGTTTCTTATTCGACGTACAAGAAAGATCCATAAAGAGACAATTGCTGATAGTGCTAAGAAAACTCCAAAGAACGACATCAATCTCCCTCCCCAATCTCTTCCGCAATTCGTTCACGCAACCAAGCCGCACGGGTCAATCCTTTTTGCTTCAAAACTTTATCCAGTCTGACAAGAATCCCTTTATCCACCATGACCACGAACTGACCTTTTATTTCCCTGCGCTTGCGAAAATATTCAGCCCTGCTTTTTTGTGCCATATTTCTTTCCTCCATTTGTAGCTAGCTACATAATATCAAGGCTGACAAAATATGTCAAGAGGGAGCTTAATTCCTAAATAAGTTTATTCTGCCGCTCTTCCATATGCCTTTCAAACAAAGCCCGGATTACAACCTTCTCCCCTTCAGGGAGACTGTAGTAATATCCGGGCATTATGTTGTGCTCAATGAATAAATAATACATGAGCTGCATTTCAGCATCAGTATCTATTTTTTTTTAATATCCTCGATGGTTGCAGTCCTGTAGCCGCTTAACCTCTCAATTTCCCGGGAGATGTCTTCCACTTCGCCCGGCAGGAGCATTTTTTTGACCATTTCGGCAGGCGTAGGCGCTCCATACTTGGCCATCAGCTCCGGTGATTTCAAGTTGGGTTCAACCACTCCGGCCAGCAGGATATGGACATTCATGTCATCTCTCTGTTCTTTGGCGATCTCCGCGGCCCGGTTGTAAGGCAAAGCCCGCAGTTTGAACACCACGGGCCCGCCGCACAAGTCGCTTAGTCGTTTGAGTTTTATTTCCTTCTCGGGAAGGTTGGGGATATTTGCTTTAAGCAATAAATCCAGCGTATTCATTATTCAGCCTCCACTGTATCCAGAAATTCGTAATCAGTGAATGTAAACGGCGCTTCCACTTTGCCGTTGACCTTGGCTTCCCAGTCCGCAAGCGTCAAATCGTCAAAAGACACATTACGGAGCACTATCCGTTCCGCTCCATAGGCATCCGGATCCGCCAGCTTGGATATAACTGTAAACCGCAGATCCTTGCCTTTTCTGATATCGTCCCCTATGGCCAAAGCCATGCGGCTGTTCACTTTAAGCAGCTTCAAGGATCCTGTGCAGCTGATGGAGGTTATCTTTTTGTCAGTGGCCATCTGGCCGCAAATGTTTACGTCTTCCTTGTTGAAGGACACTTTAGCCTGCAGGCCGTAACACTCTGAAACATACTCCCCGTCCAGCCAGACCTCACCGAAGGTCCCGTTCATCACTCTTTTTGCGCTGTCCATTTATTTACCACCCCTTTTTTAGACTACAATTTCAAGGTTAATGTCCTCGATTGCATCAAGGATGCTGACAGAAGCTGTCAGGAAAACCTTGTCCCCTGTGTTGGCTTCTTTGATTTCCTGTTCTGTCATTTTCGAGGTATCTATTCCTTGCGCTTGCAAATACGCCTCCTGAGCCGATACATCAATGGCAACGGCAGAACTGCCGCTTTTCAGAATGCCCTGGCTTTCCAGTCCGGTAAAATACTCTTTGATTGCACTGATCAGCAGGCATTTGTTGTCGTAGCTGTTGGCATACTTGCCGATATAGCTGTCTTGGGCAGTCATGCGAATGTCGCTGTTCATCATGTCGATTGCTTCCACGATCTTAATTTTCTTGAAGGATTCTCCTTTATCAGATGTAGTTGTCTGCAAAGAGTTAACTCCCCGTCCGACCTTCACCTTTTCTCCGTCGTGGAAGATGATAAATTTCCCGGCATCAATGGCGACATCCATTTCATCTTTTGTCAGCCGGTCAACGTCTGTCACTTCAGTAAGCGGCGCATAGGTGCAGGAAATTGTCAGCGGCGTTCCTGCAATCAACCCCGCTATGCGGGAGCAATACTCGGCCGCAGTGTATCCTACGGTTCCAACTTTTATCCCGCTGGTTGTTAAATTAATGATAGCCTCGTGGTCCGCTGCTGTGTCAGGCAGGACAGCCTTGGGAATAAATCCGTCGGCTCTCCGGTCTTTTATCCAGTTCACAATCGCCGTACATTCTGCTGTTGTGATATCCGGCGGGCCAACGAGATAATCAAACGTTTGAGTGGCCATGTAGGCAAGCCCCTCGGTTAAATCCTCAGCCGTGGCGGGTTCTACGTAAACAATTACTTTTCTGGGCGGGTTGACATACCCTAAGAAAGTCCGCGCAATATAGGCCTGGTTTTCCGTTCCAAGAGCGGCCGGAATCTGCTTTGCGCTGGTCAGAACATGGGCACCGTTGGCTCCTGCATCTTTTAAGATAATGGCAACTATACCTTTTTGCGAACGGACCAGCGCTGATGTTGCCTGACTCTTGAATTCAATGTTTATGTTAGGAAGACCCATTAACTATCCCTCCTTAATTCCTATTGATACGGTTTTTATCAGTGGAGCGCTGTCTGCCGCATCCAGACGGTCGTCATAATAGCTGAAATTCAAATCTACCCAGCAGCGGTCAAAATCCATGCCGCCGGTACAGTCCCGTACTTTGAGGTTGCGATCTCCTACAGAGATGTAGCCGGCCTTGAATAAACCCATTATTGTATTCTGCATTGCCCGCAGTTGTTCAGTATCACTGTTATAGCGCTCGTCAACTTCCCCGAAACAGGTAATGGTGAAATAGCTTTTCACCTCAACAGTGGAACGGTTGACCGGTTCCCTTTCCTCGCCTCCCAGTTCAATTGAAAAGCTGGGCCGGGAAAAATCTTTCGAGCATAAATTGACGTATACCGCGTTTTCCGGGTATTCGGCAGCGATTAGTTCATTAATGGCCTCCAGTATGTTTTCTGCGGTTACCATTTATTTCCCCTCCAGTTTGCGGGCAATCTCCTCGGCATACTTTTGGGCCTCGGCAATGGCAATATTTTGAGCGTTCCTCCTGGCGGCCTGGTAAAAATGATAGCCGCTTACATAAGGTTTTTTAGCCCTGCTTTTTCTTAATCTTTTAGCCTTTCCGCTGGCACTGCGGATTTTATGCCCGCTTTCCAGATAATTGGTTATTGCTCCGGGGCTATTTGCCCCGGTGGACCCTTTCTCAGCCCTTACTGCCGCATAGCCGCCGCCTGAACCGACGCTTGACACCTGCCAACGCTTTACTTTGCCTGATCTATCCATTAAGCCGGAAGCGTCGATTTGTTTGTCAACTTCACCTTTGAGAACTGTTGCAATCCGTTCGTGCATTTCCCTGCGGGCTTCCGGGATTTCTTTCAGCAATTCTGTGAGAGCCGCTTCAAGCTGGTCCATTCCCTCAATTTGTACTCCTTGCATTACGGATTGTGCCTCCTCTCTATTTCGTACTCGTTTTTGTACTCATCCAGTTTATGCGCCAGCAGTACTTCATAGGGCTGTCCGTCTACTTTCACCAGCTCCCCGGATACCAGCTCGATAGGCTTGGGAGCAACCAAAACAAAACGCTGCTCTTCTTCCGCCATCGATTCGCCGCGGTTATGCCCGAGATATTTTTCAATGAGGCAGCCAGGGAAGGTTACCGTTCCGGTTGCCGTTTCAACGGGCCGGTTCAAATCCCCTTTTGCCGTGCTGGTGCGAGTTGCCATGCATGGTTTCGGTTCAATTAAAGCGGCTGTGATCTCCAGAGCTGCCCGGTTTATTTCGGCAATATCTGTCAGAAAACAGTGCAACCTATTCCAGCTTATGGCATTATGCAGCGTCAGGTTTGTTTTCCGGATTGTAAACTTGACTGATTTTACGCCTAAGCCGACACTGGAGAAGATATTTACCTTGTCCAGTTTTTCTGCTTTAGCCCATACTGCAGCAGCCACTTCCCAGGTATAAGCTTCATTGGGTCCGCTTTGGCTTTGTCTTAATTCCATAATGCTTATTCTGTCCTTCAGTTCGCCCGCCCTCATACCGGCACCACCCGTTCCTGCCATAGCAGCGAGCTTACGGCAAACTCTATTTCTTTGCTTATCGACCCGGTTAATACGGCTTCCCTGTTTTCGTACCAGTGGCCTATCAAAAGCAGCATAGCCTGCTTCACCCTGACTGGCACTTGAGCTGCTGTTCCGTAACCGGCTGTAAAAGTGATGCATATTCCATTGGACGGGCACAGAGTTGTCGAGGGCCATGATTTGCCATAAGCCAGCACCAATCCCCCGGGCTGATTTTTATCATCGAGATAATAATTCTCTGCGGCAAAGGTATTTTCATAGCCGACAGCGTCATAGTATTTAACCGAAACGATCTCCTGCAGCGGCGGCTTTGGTATGGAAATATATCCTTCCACCGGCCAATCGTCCAGCCAAAATTCCCAAGTTTGCGTGATGTAGGCCCTATTCTGGAATGCTTCGCAGTATTCCCGGGCGGCGGTTATGAGGGACGAAATCAGTATATCATCATCGGTTGCGTCTACTCGAAGATGGCTTTTTGCTTCTTGGAGGGTTATCGGTTCCTGCGTCGGTGAAATTATCAATTTTAACGCCATTTACAGCACCTGCCTTTATTTCAGGCTCTTCGTAGGGCTTTGCTAAACCTAAATTTATCCAGCTTTTAGATAATTCTGGGGCGATTTCAATGATGCTTCCTTTTTCAATGTCTTTACCGTCCAGTCTGGCCGGTTTCAAAACTTTAATTTTCATTGACAAAAGGGGGCTGAATAAGCCCCCATCACCTCCTTAGACCGAAGCAGAGGCATTCACATCCTGCACAGGTTCGAATCTTCCGTCGCCACGAACAAGTATCGCAGCGGCATTCAGTGTCGCATTTGTAGTTACTTTGATAGCTATATATTCAAAGCCGTTGGCAAGATCCAGGCTGCTAACATCAACCTCTACAAATGCACACCCGCTTGCCAACGTTCCTGTCGCAGTTATTGCTGCAGATGCCCCGGTAATAGCTTTCGCTCCGGTTCCCGCTGCGTCTTTTGCTTGTAAAATTTCAATCGTTGCCGTATTTTCAGCGTCCATTGCTCCAACGTCCAAAATCGCAAGTGCTTTACGATACATCTGCATTTCAAAGTATGTGCCGGTCACGCTTGTACTTGCGATCGACTGTGCGGGTAACCCAACGTCTATTTTCGCTCTTTTATACATAGGTTTCATAGATTTATACCTCCAATTCAAATTATTTTTTTAAGGATTAAGGCCGGATTATGTATTCCGGCCTTATATTATTTATTGCAGTATGATATAAGGCGATACAGTGGTTACAGCATCGTCGAGTTTCAGCGGATCTTTTACCCAAGGCTGACCATCAATATTAGCCACAATTTTAAACACTGTCTGGTTGGTAGTAAACTTGACGTGCTCACTGATTGCCACAAACGGACCGGAGCCTGCTTTAGTGAGATAGTATCTGAAGTTTGCAAGTACCAGGTCACCTTCATTTCCGAGTGCAGGTTGTTTGCCGGTCCAGAGTATCGGCAGCCCAAGCAGAGTAGAGGATACTCCTCTTGTTGCATCGCCCTGGACAAATATCAATCTTCCATTGCCATCAACGAGCTGGACAATTGTAGGCAACGCGGTTATGGAAGCTACCCATACAGCCCCGTTCAGCGCCTCGGGAAGCAGTCTTCCAAGCATATTTGCGGCATCAGCATATTTTATGGTTGCGCTGGTATTTCTTGCAATTTTTATAGCCCCCGGAGCATTGAGAATTCCAAGCGGACAACCGGCACCAGACCCCTTCAGGAATTTCATATCACGTCCCATTATCCAGGCCTGACGGAGAAGTGTTTCAACAAATGATCCGGATGCTTCCCAGTTCTGCAAAGTTTTATTATTGATTGTTGCTAACCCGCTAACCTCCTGCGGAGTCAAAGTAAGATCTTTAATTACAGGGTCTGCTACATCTTGCACGGTCTTTGCTTCACCCGTCCAGGTCAATTGTATGCCACCTAGTACCCCATTTGATCCCTGTTGAAAATAGGGTACTGTAAACGGAGCATCCGGAGGACTACCTGCGGGAATATTGGTTGCTCTGGGCATAACAACTTCAGATTCTCCGTCCAGCCTAAGAATATTTTGGCTGAACTGAGCTGGAATCATGATGCCTACATCACTAGTTGAAAGTGCTTTTAGCCTGCCTTTAGAGTCGCCGTATTTGACACAGTGGAGGAATTCCCCGACATTCTTAAAGCCACCGTCGTCGAGCTTATCCTTCTGAACACTCATGTCTGCAGGAATAACCTTTTCAGTTATAGGTTCATCCATAAACTTATTATTTTCTTCCATCTTATCCATGATATCAATCTGGTTTTTAAGGTTGTCGATTTCCTTCTGCCAATCATTAAAATTTTTTACTTCATTTTCCGTCAATGCTCTGTTGTCTTCTGTCTTTGCCTTATCGACAATGGCCTGCTGCTGAGTCATTAAGTCCTTTATTTTAGCCAAAATTTGTTCTTTGTTCATCTTAAAATCCCTCCGATTTTATTTTTATTGATTTGAAGCTGTTTTTCATATAAAGAAAGCAGGCCTTGATCGGTCTGCTTATCTTCTTTATGCGGTTCATTTCTAGTTCTTTTTTCAGGTAAAAACGCTAATCTCGGAACGTTTTTAAACCTCGTTAAGTCAAATTTTTGTCCATTCAAAACCAAGAATTCACCATTTACAGAAGCTGCAACTTGTTTTTCCTGCTCAATTTCATCGGCAAAGCCTTTTTTCACAGCCTCTTCAGCGGTTAACCAGGTTTCTGCATCCATTAGCTCAATGATTTCTTGGTCTTTCATACCGGTTTTGTCTTTGTATGTTACGATGATGCTTTCTCGAATTTTGTCCATGTCATCGGCCAGCTTCCGGAAATCTTCAGCAGTTCCTACGGCTATAGTCCATGGATTATGGACCATTATCATAGAGTTTTTTGGCATTATCACTGTATCTCCGGCCATTGCAATGACTGATGCTATTGATGCCGCCAATCCATCTACATAGACCGTAATTTTCGCTTTATGCCGCTTGAGCATAGAGTATATAGCTTGGCCGGCAAATACATCACCGCCGTCTGAACTGATATAAACATTAATTTGGTCAACATCTCCAAGATCATCTAAGTCCTTTTTGAACTGTTTTGGGGTTACCTCATCACCCCACCAGGAGGTGGAACTGATATCCCCGTACAAAAGCAGTTCAGCTGGTTCATTTTCTGTTGCCGCCTTGAATTGCCAAAACTTATTTTTAGGCACCGTTATCACCTCCATTCTGCCCGGATCTCGGTAACTGCCTGGCTGCCGTTTCCTCAGATATCATGTTGCCGTTTACAAGATAAGCCTTACCGCCAGGATAAGGATTGCCGTTTTCGTCCTCCTGCGGATTCAAATTCTCCAGTTCCCTGATTTCATCGGCATTCAATATGCCGTTCTGTCTCATCCAGTTATAGAACTCCGCCCTTGCCTTACTATCACCACGCAAAAGCGCATTAATCAAAAACTCCGCATGATATCCCTGCAGCCGTTCTTCTTTTGTTAGCAGCTTGAAATCAATCCATTGCTCCCATCTGGTAAACCATGGAAGCATCGTATCCCGAACGAATTCAAGGGATTGATGTTCAATATTGTTATTCGTTGAACGCTCAAGATCCTGAAGCATGTGCAATGGAACTCGGTAAATCCTGGCTATTTCTTCGATCTGGAACCGGCGGGTTTCAATAAATTGCGCTTCTTCCGGCTTGATTCCAAGCTCATGGAACTTCATCCCTTCTTCAAGAATGGGAACACTGTGAGCATTTGCTAGCCCTCTATATTTGCTTTCAAAATCACTCTTTAACCTTTCATGAGCTTCGCGGCT